CAGAATCCCCTACTATAGTCCCAAGAGCAATAACTGCCCAAGCGACTATAGGAAGGTAGGCCGCACTACCGATGGGATATAACTGTGCGGCACGATTTAGAGGAGCATAAGTATTTTTGGAATAATATTAGCACTTTCTTTTAGTATTGCTTATCTTCCTCAAATTCTGAAAATGTGGAAGAATAAGAGTTCGGAAGATGTTAGTCTGTGGATGCTAATAATAAACACCATAGGATATATGAGTGGTGTGTTATATTTGTTAGTTGGTGATGCAACCGGTTTTTGGTTGTGGGTTAATTATAGTTTAGGGACTGTTATGTCTCTTATTGCAATAGGGTTTTGGATATTTTATAGGAGGTAAACGTGGTTAATACTTACGGGTTACGGAAAACTACTGCGGTAGATTATTACGAAGTTTATCAAGAGGTTCAGTCAGCAAAACAGGCTGCTAGATTGAATATGAAAGTAGAATTGGCAACCCACGAACGTGAAAAGCACCAAGAATCAGTACAGGAAACTAGTACTAGTGGTGGTGTTAAGAGTGTGGGAAGTTTATTAGATGTTACGGTATAATTTAAAAAAATGAAAACGGAGAATTGTATGCTAACTGGAATTACTGCGAATGCATTATCACGCTATAATCAGGCAACTGAGCAAATCGAAAAATCCATGAATCGTTTGGCAAAAGGAACTCCTGATTTGGATTCTCACGATCAGGTCCGGGTCAGTCGATTTGATAATAAAATTCATAGTTTAAAAACTGCCCATAGTATTGTTAAACAAAATCAGGATTTACTTCGTTCTGCCCTTGCTGGTACAGATGCAGTAGAATCCATTACTAGAAAAATGAGGGACCTTGCTAAAGAGGCACAGGATGACCAATTGACAGATGATGCTAGGGCTGCTCTGGTTACCGAATATAACGAATTGGGAAAAGAATTGAACTATGTTGCTAAAAATACTGAATATGATGGTACAGAATTACTCGATGGTAGTTTTGGTACTAAAGAATTTACAGTAGGTGGCACACAGGAAGATCGAAATGTAAATATTTCACTCGGTGATTTAACACTTGAGGGTTTATTGATTGGGGAATATGAGAATGATATTGGTGGGGGCAACACAGAAACCATTGCCGCATCTACTCTAAATTCCGCAGCGAATGCTGAGGATGCAATAGTACGTTTGGATGCCGCACTTGCAACCTTAGAAACGGAACGTGCAGAAACGGCTTCAGAAATAGAACGTTTTGATTTTACATTAAACCATATGACCACTATGATTGGTCTGAATGAGGAACAACTTGCCACATTGACTGACTTAGATGAAGCAGCCGAAATGGCAAGATTAGCAGATTATCAAATCCAACAACAAACCGCAATGGCATTGATGGCACAGGCACAACAATTGTCTGCTAGTGTATTGCAATTGCTAGGAGGATAGTAGTGCCACAATTGACAGAGGAGCAATTTTTAGAAATAACTAATTCACACAACCCAAAAAAGTTTTCTAATATTATTGAAAAAATTGTTGTTGATGATGGAATTAGATATGTTGATGCTATCATGGAATACTGTGAGGACAAGGACATTGATATTGATATTGTTCCTAAGTTGTTGACGCAATCTTTGCGAGATAAGATACATGCGGAAGCATTAGACTATAACTTTTTTCCTAAGATAGGACAGTTGCCTATATGATGGAAGCCTATGATGCATACAAACTCTATCTTGGTTTGAAATTGCATTTTCAGGATGAAAAATATAATTTTGTAAGATTCAAAGGTGGGGTTCGCTCCTCACCTGAATCTTTTTATAAAAGAAAGGACAGATGGTTTTTTGAAAAGTTGATCCGACGTTATAGGGGAGAACAAGTAAAGGAATTTTTTATTTCTAATTTTATTAACGGTGATAAGTATGGAGGTTTGCATACGGAAGAATCTGATTCTATATATACGAATTGGAAAAAGAGGATGCAAAGTGTAACATACAATTTTAAGAATGATATAAAATTATTACTTGATTCTGTGGATCGTTTTGATGACCTTTTCGTAAAGGGTGAGCAATATCCTATAATATTGCAGAAATTGTATCAGGGAGATATACAATTAGAAACCTTTTTAATTTTAAATCAGATGCTCAATTTTTTCCCACAATTCGATAAGGAATTGGATGAGTATCAATGGCCTGTTACACGAAAACTGTGTAATAAATACAGCAGTTTCTTAACCGTCAATCTTAAAAAATATCGAGAGATAGTGAGGAAAGAGCTTGACATTTAAGAAAAAATATGTTATAATACTATTATAATTTTCCAGAGAATTGTTCCAGGAAAATTAATACAACGCATACAACGAATATAGGAGACATTATGTCATTTGCAAGTTTAAAAAGTAACCGTTCTAAGAATATTGAAAGTTTAATTGGTGAATTAGAAAAGACTAAACAGCAAAGTTTTAGCAATCAAGATGACCGTTATTGGAAACCAGAACGTGATAAGTCTGGTAATGGCTATGCTGTAATTCGATTTTTACCACAATGTGAAGGTGAGGATTTACCTTGGGTTCGTTTATTCTCTCATGGATTTCAAGGGCCGGGTGGTTGGTATATCGAGAATAGTTTGACCACTCTGAATGCTAAGGATCCTGTTAGTGAATTTAATACATCATTATGGAATAATGGAACAGAAGCAGGAAAGGAACAAGCAAGGAAGCAAAAACGTAGATTGAATTATGTTTCAAACATTTATGTAATTAAGGATCCTGCTAATCCTCAGAATGAGGGACAGGTTAAATTGTATAAGTATGGTAAGAAAATTTTTGATAAGATTAACGATGTAATGAACCCAGAATTTCAAGATGAAACTCCACTTAACCCATTTGATTATTGGGATGGTGCAGATTTTAAATTGAAAATTCGTACATTAGATGGGTTTGTAAATTATGACCGTTCTGAGTTTGATAATACTTCCCCACTATTAGATGGTGATGATGCTAAATTGGAAGAGATTTATAACTCACAACATTCTTTAAATACTCTAATCGCAGCTGACCAATTTAAGACTTATGAGGAATTGAAAACTAAATTGGATCGTGTTTTGGGTAGAACAACTGAAGCAGTTAATATTCCTACTGCCCCTCCTAAGTTAGAGGAAGTTGGTGATGTTGATAAGTATATAACTAGAGCAGAATCCAATAGTGATGAGGACGAGGACGATACTATGTCCTATTTTGAGAAGTTGGCTGCTGAATAATTTTCCTTGTTGTTTATTCGTTATGCCCCCTTTATTGGGGGCATTTTTGGGCCTATTTATTATCATCTCGACCAATACGTGGATAGAATGAATCTAGTGCATTTTGTTGAAAGGAGATATTACTAGTATTGTTGGATATATTATTCACGGTGCTCCCTCCCTGATAAAAAAATCTATTCCATAAATTTGCGTTTCTCTGACCCTTTAGTTCATGGTTCTCTGTTGAATCTCTATGCAATTGAAATGCACCACCATCCTCTCGGAATATTGGGGGAAGATTCTGAAATAGATTTCCCGTTTTAGGTACATTTGAAAAGTTTTTTTCATCTTCTCTCATCTTTTTTATCCAATCCGCATTCATCCAACCCTGCCACATCTTTATAGCATCTTCTTTATTTGCTTGCCATGCTTCTGCGGTCCAACTAGGTAATTTTGAGATAAAATCTCCAGTTTTCTGACCACCAAAATAACCACTAACTCCTCCTAATGCAGCCCCTATAATTCCTCCGGCAACTGCTCCTACGGGTCCACCAACTTTCGATCCTAGCCATGCTAACTGTGCTCCAGTTCCAAATCCCTGAATCAATGCCTGCATTGGACCTCCCTCCCCAGTACCACCTAGCATTCCTCCTAATGTTGCTGAGAATTTAGATTGCTCCCATTCATCTGCCTTTAAATAACCCTGTATTCCATTATATGCTGTTAGTATGGCAGAGCCCCCTATTATTGCTGGAAGGCCAAATTTAGTAAGAGCACCGGCCCCAAATGCAGCTGCACCCGTACCTAATCCTAACCATTTCATAGGGTTAACTGTTTTCATTAATTCTTCTAATCTTTTTTTCCAGTCAATACCCTCATTGCCGAAAAGTCCACCTAGACCAGGAAGTCCTATTCCACCTTTTTTATTTACTGGTTCTTGTTGTTCTGTTCCATCTATTGATTCTAATAATTTTTGTTGCCATCTTTGCTGTTCTCTTATGGTTTCTTCAGAATAGGCAGATTGTATTGGCTCTACGATTCCTGTTAATTTTTCTAATAGGGGCCATTGGGAATCTTCTAAGTATTCTGATACTGTTTGTAAGTATGGAGGACTACCTCTTAAATTTTTATTAATTGCTCGGGCATTTTCTTCTAGTTGTTTTTCTCTTTCTAGTGAATCAAGTTGTTGGGTCTTTTGTTCTATTCTAGCAAGTTCCCTTACTATTTGAGAATCGTCTCCACCACTTGCCAGTATTAATTTTTGCTCCTCTTGCAGTAAACTTTGCTTTTCTTTTAAAAGTTTACTTTCTTCTAAATTTTTCTTTCTTTCTTTTCCTTCGGTTTTAGTTAAAAATTTTTCTAATGCTTCTGTTGTTTTTTTATATGCCTCTGGGGCATTTACTATTCCTTTAACAACACCAACACCGAGTTGTAAGGATTTACCCACACCCTTAAGGCCGAAATCTATACCCTTGATTCCTAGTGCCATTAAAGGATCTCCGGCAATTGCCGCAATAGGAGCAATGGCGTTTAATGTATCTCCTATTCCACTTTCTAAGACTTTTCCTAGACCGGTAAATCCCTTTTCGACTCCCAGTGATAATCCTTTGCCTAAGTTTGTGGCTACATTTCTAGCAGAATAATCAACGAATTCTTCGGCCATTATCTTTGCTCCCTTTTAAGTCTGTCATTTTCTTCTCGGATGTGATCTTGTAATAATTGCACATAAATTTCTCTTTCCCAAGGAATCATATTTTCAAGTTCAGATAAATTATATTTGTGGTGTTGCATTAACGAGAAATTTAACAAATAGTAATTACGCAATGAATTATGACACATCCCTATGAAAAAAAATTTTGTAGCCCTGTTATTGGAATTGTATCTTCTTTACCACAGGTTCCACATTTAAAATCTAAGTTATATTGTAGTGTTGGCATCGAAGTAAAGAATTCCTGTATTGATGCCAATTGCTGTTGTGTTAAATTTTCTATAAAATCGCTTCTTTCTTGTAATGTATAATCTCTAAAATCATATTCCGTGGAACTGTCATAAACAGATTCAATACAAGATAGAATTAAGTTTATGGATTGCTCCATTCCATCTTCTGATTCGCCTATATCAGCCAACCCATTTACTGATGGATATTTCATGATAACACCTACGGTTTTCGTTAATTCAATTTTTGTGGTGTGTTCTTCATTAATTATAAATCCTATTTCTTCTAAATTAATAGTATGGGGCGTATGTGCCTCACAGGTTTCTGAGGTGCATGGTATGTTTAATTCTGATGTTTCCCCTACTGACTTTGATCTAATTTTTAAAAATATATTTTCAATATCAAATAGGGGTAATTCTCCTACGTTTACCTTTCCCTCTATAATACAATTTTCTATAATTTGCTGTATTGCTCCTGTAATATCATCACCATCACCACTTTCTAGTGCTACTAATAATATTTTTTCTTCCCTTACTAAAAAGGGTCTGTATTTAATGTCCGTGTTTGTTGAGAGTACATTAAGTGAGTATGTTGGCACATCAATTTTTGGTAAACTCATAATTATAATTTCTCCTTAAATTTATAGAGTGTAATGCCATTTGTCATATGCAAATGATACGGTAAATTCTACTGGCTGTCCTTCGTCTTGGGATAATTCTATTCCACTAATACTAACTGGATAAGCATTTATCAATTTTGCTGTTATCATTTTTTCTGGCACTTCACTTCTTTTGTGTAGTGCAATGTCTATATCACAGACATATTCATCTTTGTAGGCAACGGTATGGGAATTTACTCCTATAATTTCATTCATCCAACCATCAAAAAATTCCCTTTCATGTGCCGTTGTACTACACATGAAGGATAGGTCTATATTTTCATATGTTGAGATGTATGGGTAATCCTTTTCTGCTCCGTGTGTGGTCCATTGATAAGTAGATAGTGCCTTTCCAGGAAATGTAGCACTTCTACAAGCAAATAGACACATTTTTGTTATTTCTTCATTATTAAATTCGCTTGTGTTCCATATGTAAGTATTGGGCCCCCAATCCTCATCATCTATTAACTCCGACCCACTTCCAGTTTTATGTATCAACACAGAAAAGCTATGTGTAATTAGGGGTTCACCGTAAGTATTAAGATAGGATAATAGTTTTTCTGTAGTTGCGATTGGTTCGACTTCAGCTGGATTTATGGTATTTTCTAACCAAGTTTGGAGTTTTTTAGGAGCACTTTTTATATCTGTTGGTATAGATTTTAATCTTTCACTGGCCTGTGTAATTCCTTTTCTTGCCCTTCTTAAAGATCCAGGAACTGATTCGACTATACTTTTTACTCCTCTTACTTGGCCACCAATTCTCTTTCCAACTTGATTTAAATTAGTATTATATCTAAGCATTTGACCATACCACCTTATTACTTGCCTTTTCAAATCTTTCAACTGGTAGATAGAGTGATGTTTCCCAATCTTCTTCTGAAATTTCTAGGAACTTACTATATACAAATTGATTTAAATATCGTTTGATTGTGGGTTTTAGGTATCTATTTTTTCTGAGTGATCTGTATGTTACCCTTCCATTTCCTAGTGCATCCAGTAATCTTTTTCTTACGTTAGGATTGAGATAGTGAAAATTTAACCCTAAGAATCCATTATTATATACTTCTAGTGGCATTATTAGAGGAAATGTGTCATAGTATGGTAATTTTTTTCTTGACTTTGGCATGTATTTGAACATGTACATTTTTTGTTTCCGGATTCTATTCACTATTCTTGATTCATCCCGAAGTAATTTTTCAGGTGTTACTCCTCGTAATTTAGAGACTTGCCTTCTAAACCAATCCACAGATTCTCTCATAGTGGTTCTGGCATTTCTTACTTCTTCAAATGGTGTTTGGTTCATCTTTTGTATACCTTTAATAGAGGATGATTTTCTGTAATTATGTGAAATTCCCAGTTTCTATCTTTACAATATTCTACAGCTGCTTTCCATTTTGCTTGATTTTTTGCCCACGTTTTTGATTCTGTTATTATTCTTTTTTTACCCATGCGTTTATTCAGTTTCGGGGGATGGGTTTGCCTTTTGGGCTTTACTTCTATTATTTGTATTTTGGGTGCACCATTATTTATAGTCTTAATATAGAAATCAGGAAAGTATCTATGCCTTTTTCTATCAGTTGGGCATAAATATGGTATACTAATTTCTTCACTTGACCACTCTATGATTTGTATATTGGTATCACACCAATGCATAATTTTCTTTTCCCAGAGTGATCTATAAATAATACGAGTAAAGTTTCCTTTATATTTATCTGGATTCTGTGGTGTGAATTTTCCTTTGTATGCCATATGACTATTTATAAATATTAATAACTATAAATAATAAGGTATAGGGAGTTTGTTTAATGTCAAAAATTACTAAATTTCAGGATGGTATCACAGAACAAAACCCCCATGTTAGGTACCAATTATTTGTTCCATATTCGGAGATTAATGGGCAAAAGGAGCCTATGTTGGTTTACGAACTTATGTTACCTATGCCAGGTGGATTGGAATATACAAATAGTGCTAGTTATGAGGAAGAGGGTGATATTATTAGACAGGGTATGGCAATGTTTGGTGGATCAGCTGCTGAATTTTCTAAATCACTAAATGTAAATTTGAAGGGTGCAAAGGGTATTGGGGCTATAGTAAAGGGGATTGGTGGTATGTTAGCCGACACAAACCTTCAGGCTGCCGTTACGAAAGAGGCTACAAATGCCCTTCTTGCTACTTCTCCTATATTTGGTAGGGGTCAGGCTAGAAGTAAAGTTTTATATGATTTTCAGGAGCATTTTTTTAAGGGAGTTCCTTTCCGAAGTTTTAATTTTACACATACATTAGTGCCAGAAAGTAGAGGACAATCTAAGAATATTAGAGATATTATAAAATTTATTAGGTATGGAATGGCTCCATCCATGGATGGCGCCTTTCTTCAGAGGCCGGTTGTGATAAAACCTAAATTTTTTATATCCGAGGGAAATCCAAATAAGCATATTCCTGCCCTGGAGTATTGTGTGATTAAAGATTTTGCTGTTAATTATACACCACAAGAACCATACCACCATCATATAGACGGTGCCCCAACTCAAGTTAATTTATCATTGCAAATTGAAGAAATGATACCGATTACTAGAAACGAAGTACTAAGACCAGGATCGGGTACTCTACCAACTAAAGATGCTGGTAAGGATCTTGTTGAGAGCTTTAAAAAAGTTATTGCTGATGTTAAAGATGGGGTAAACGAAAATGCCAACTAAATATTTTGATTCTTTTCCTAAAATAGATTATAAGATCAAGAAGGGTGAGAATACTAGAAAAATAACCGATATTACACGAAG